AGTGCAATTACATTAGCTTTTATATCAGTTGAGGTTTAATCATGTTTACTTTTCCAGTTGGTTTTTTTAATCCTATTGTTAGTGGTGGTGGAGATCCTTTTGCTGCAAACGTAGTTCTATTCCTGAAAGGAAATGGATCTAATGGTAGTACAAATATCATTGACAGTTCACCAACTCCTAAAACAATTTCTGTTTTTGGCACTGCTCAAATTAGTACAGCGCAAAGTAAATATGGTGGCAGTAGTCTTTATTTTGATGGCACAAACAATTGTTTTATAGGCACACCAGTAGATAGTATTTATACTCTAGGGTCAGGTAATTTTACTTTAGAGATGTGGGTGTATCCTTTTAGTGCTGCCCCCAACGGGATCATGGCTTGGAATGCCAATGCGACAATACCTAGCCTAGCAACACTTTGTCCTGTGTATTCTAACTTTGGTGGTGCTTTTTCTTTCTGGAGGCAAGACGCAACTGTAACAGGATTGCAGCAATTAACTATTAATACATGGCAGCATCACGCCCTAGTTAGAAGTGGCAATAACTTTAAATGGTTTTTAAACGGTGCATTAACCGTCAGTTTTAGCTCAAGTGAAAGCTTCACAGGTGAAAGAATTGTGATAGGTACAAATGGTGTAAATAGTTTTTTAGCATTTGCTAGATTTTATTTATCTCACCTGCGGTTAACAAAAGCGGTCAGGTATACGGCTAATTTTAACCCTGAAACAGATACTTATTTGAATATTTAAGCAGGGAAAACTAGAAGCAACTATTTAAAAAATCCTATGCCTTCAGTTATTGCCCGCCCCTCAGTTGTTGAGACTACGCTGGGAATTACCTTCCAAATTGGTGAATTACCCACGCAAACAGTCGGCAACGTTGTTATCAGTTCTAGGACACCGACCACCTACACAATCACCGCCTCTGGAAATGCCTCATCTGGCGCGGAATCTATTGATGTGGCAGCCTTGCCAGTGGTGTTGGATGCTGGGACTATCCTAACCTTCGGAAGCACCGCAGTAACAGTCAGTAATCGCGCTGCCACTGCTGCAACGTCAATCCAAACTTTGCCGCTATCAGGTGCAGTTGCCAGCGCGGCAACTGCAACAACCAAAGCCCTTGTGTTCGTCGCAGGGTGTACAAACGCTACCATTACACCCCAGATAAAAAACTCCGACACCACTAATTATTTAAGTGGCTTAGGCATGGAAAAAGCGACGGTAGGTAATGCCAAGACAATGGCTTTAGACTTCAACCTAGTCTATGGAGACCTAGGCGGTGGCATTCTTCGGAAGATTGTTCATCAAGCCGCTTTTGCTGGGCGTGAGTTTTATTTTAGGCTGGCATTCCCAAGCGGTGAAACCCATGAGGGTGTAGCCTTGCTTGAATCGGCATCACCTCAAAACCCAGTTCAGGAAAAACGGGCTTTCAGTTGTAGCGCACAGATCCAAGGTGATAGCTATTTCTATACACCCCCGACAACTGTAACTATTTCCTAATAGATGACATTGCATAAATGCCTCCACTCAACCGGATATACAGTAGCGTTGATTAATTGTGATCTGCTCTCAGATCACTTAATTTGTGGTGCGGCTTATTTTACATCTGGACTACCTGTAAATATGCCTGTGTACAGTTTATCTGGTGAAAAAATCTGTTTAATTGTCGTACCAGAAGCCATTAGGAAAAATCCCACTTTTACCCGATTACTCTCACCACAAGACGATATAAGGATAGAATATGCAGAACCCCTGGGGAATCCCTGAGATAGTTGTTATTGCTGGTTTTCCGCTGCCTAAAATGGGCGGATTAAACCCAGAAGAAAAAGATTATATGGCAGATAAAATCCGTAATGTGCAATTCCAAGAAATTGCTCCATTGGCGGAAATTGCAGATATTGTTGTTGAGAAAGAAAAAATTTCCCAACAAGAAGCAATTGGTTTAATTCGCAGAACTTTAGAAGGAAACGCGGGTAAAACTGAGGAAGAAATAGACCGATTGCTTACATTTGCGATTGACTACCGCAACGAATTAGGTAGAATTAAAAAGCCTGAAATGATGGTTGAGCGACAATCTCAGGAAGTTGCAATCATGATTTTAAAATCACGACTTCCGCCTGATTGGATATTGGCTAATATTGATTTCTTCAAAGCATCATTCCGCTGTTCACTTGACAAGGAAAAATGCTCTCAATTGATGGCAGTTCCCGAAGAAAGATGGATGTCTGATCAAAACAGAGATGATATTATCCGTCAAATTGTCCGCAAACTTCCCCAAAACTTATACTCACAATTATTCTCATTCACGTTAGGCGAAGAGAGGGAATGGGCGGAATTGCCAATATTTACAGTTGAACAAGAACCGGAGGAAGTAACGCTGGGGGAGCAATCAAAAGGCTTCAAGAATACCAAGAGCTCACGGAAAAAGAACGTGAGTTCTACCGAGAGTCCTATTACACCA